TTGGCAAACGACTACATAGTAATGGTAATAATGGACCATTCAATGGGTTTAAGTTTTAAGGAGAATACAAATGGTAAAAGTTGTTGTAGCTGAGAATAAATTGGATATGACTCACATGCTGGGTCAGTTCCCTAGTGAATCCGATTATGATTTTCTGATTGAAGAAGATATTGATATATACATGCCAGAGGTTCCTGGTCATCCAGAGATGACATACTCTGAAGAAAGAATTGTTCTTAAATTCAGAAAGAACTACTTTAGTAAAGAGCAACAAGATGCGGCATATGCTGGTCTTAGAGAAGCTGCAGTTGAAACGCAGAATCGTGGTATTGCAGCTGGACCACGTCAGGGTTCTTTGGGCAATCGTCAATGGGTCACTGAGTATGAATACGAGATTCTTGATCAGTTCCTAAAGCCAACAGAGAATCTGTTTGGTGAAGATGCAATTGAAGAAGTGCGTAAGAAATATGATGGCAAGAAAGATGGTGCTTCTAATCGTGCACGTGTTTGGTCAATCGAACGTGTAAAGAAAGAGAACTTCAAATTTGAAGAGTGGGTTGACACAATGAAGAAACTCCCTGCAGATGAAGCCAAAGAGAAAGCAGAATACGTAGCAGAGAAGTTAATCTGTATGACTACCTATGCTAACTCAGTAAACTCTGGCATTGCTGGTTGGTTTGATCGTTACCCACGCATTCCTTATGGTCGTGCAACTTCTTATACACGTGATCAGTTTGATAAGTTTAAGATGTCATTCCCATTCCTCCAAAGTCTTTCCAAAGGTTTCAAAGATCTTTTGCCTTGGAGATATGAGAATCAAATGTCTGCAGCACGTAAGATTGATTCTGGATTCTTGGTTCCAGAAACTCCCTTTACAACTATCACTGTGAATAAAACATTCCGCACTGCCTGTCACTTCGATGCTGGTGATTTGAATTCTGGTTTGTCAAACCTACTTACTCTTTCAAACAATGGTAACTACTCTGGTTGTTATCTTGTTGCACCAGAGTATCGTGTGGCGGTAAACGTAAGACCTGGAGATTTGCTTCTCATTAACAACCATGAGGTAATGCATGGCAATACTGAGATTGTTTGTCATGATGAAATCGCTGAACGTATTTCTTTGGTATGTTACTTCCGCGAGAAGATGCTTGAGTTGGGTTCAAAGAAGTATGAAGATACTCGTTACCAATTCGTTGAACATCGCAGACTCAACAAAGAACATCCAGAACATCGTGCGCTTTGGAATGGAGTAAGCCCAGGAATGTGGGAAAGCCAAGAGTGGTATGACTACTGCGAATCAAAACTTGGTACAGAAGATCTTCATAAATATCATCCAAACGCAGTTAAGTCATCTTCACTTGAAGGTTTCTTCTAATGTGCGCAGTCATTGGTACAATCATCAAAGATCCAAAGCCAAGTGACTTTGCTATGATTAGACGTGTATTCCACGAATCTAGAATTCGTGGTTTGCATGCTACTGGTATGTCTGTTATCTTTAACAACAAGGTAATGACATTTAAAGAGCCAGTACCTGCTGATAAGTTTATTCATCTAGATAATTTAGAGGAGATGGTTAATGATGACAATGTATTATATCTTATTGGTCACTGCCGTTACAGCACTAGCGATTTGGAATATAATCAGCCGATAGCGAATGATGAGCATGCAATCGTCCATAATGGAGTAATCACTCAAGAGTTGGCAGAGAACTGGGATAAGTTGTTCAATTACAAATGCCTAACTAAGAATGATAGTGAATTGGTTTTGCATTCTGACTCACCTCTTGAAGAATTTCCTGATGCATCAATGGCTGTTTGTGAACTAACTGATAACAAAAAACTGTTGGTGTATCGCAATGGTAAGCGTCCATTATATTTGAATATGTTACCGAATGGATGTATAATTACTTCTACGGAAAACATTGCTATTCGTGCTGGGATTGCAGTTCCATCAGCAGAGGTTCCTATGAATACTTACCTTACATTCGATGAGAACTTGGCCATGCACATATCTGTAGTTAAGACTGATAATATTGATTTACAAAAGGTAGATTATGAAACTGAAACCATACGACTCTAACAAATTTACTTACGGTATGGAAATAGAGTGGGGTGATGTGCCTCGCTCTTTTTCAATTCCAGAAGAACTTGGCACATGGGAATTTAGCGAACGAGATATTATCAATCTTCGTGAGCCGTATCAATACGTATGTGCAGATCCACTTGGTGAAGATCCTCCATTCGGTGGTGAGATTAATACCAAGCCAACCAAAACTTGGCAGGAACAAGTGCATCGTTACTTTGAACTTCAAAGAATCTTTATTGAGGCAGGACATACACCAACAGTTGGTGTAACTGCGCACTCTCATATTCATTGTCGTGTTCCTGGACTGCGTAATGACATTGCTGCATTGAAACGTCTAACGAAATACATTAAAGAGAATCAGGCAACAGCCATTGATCATGTCTATGGTTATTTTGAGCATAACCAAATGAAGGGTGCCAAAGGCGCAAAGATGTATTTGAAGTATGATGGCGGTCGTCCCATGCCAGATTATATGAGTGATAATATTATCAATCTTGCCACTGACTTTGAATCTTTCATCAAGATGCATGCAGCTGGTAAAGATGGCGTATCAATGGGTCGTCCATTTCGTTATGCCATTAATATGTACGCATTGAAACATATAGATACAGTTGAGTTCCGTTTGTTCCGTGGCACTCTACGTCGTGTAGAGTTAGAATCTTGTTTTAGATTTGTCAAAGACTTTCTTGATGCGGGATTAAATGATGGACCATCGGTTCAAGAATTGATTGAAGAAAACAACTATGTCTTTCCTCCAATGATGTGGGATCTGAATCAATTTATTGGTTGGGAAAAGACAAAGCATCCAGAAGATCGTGGAGAGAAAGTGAGGACATACGTTGAAGTTGTCTAAATGTTCACGAGATAAATTCATCTCAAGTATAGATCAAACTAATCCGTTGGATAACTTTGCACGTACCTTTGTAGCCAAGGCAGATATGCAAGAACAGTGGGATTACTGTATTGGCGCATTCGATGAGAATGACGAACTAATGGGTGCAATCATTACTACTGTATCAAAGCGTAGACCATTCGTGGCCAATCTGCAGTTGCTTCATACCTTTGCTAAACATAGAGGTAAAGGTGCAGCCAGAGTACTCTGTGATGATTCTTTGCGCAATGTAAAGAAGAAAGGTGCTTTATACTTTAGAGTTTCTTCGGAGATTGAATCAGTTGGCTTCTATGAGAAGATTGGATTCAAGTTTTGGGGCAAACAAAAGAGTGGTTGTCAATTGAGTATCTTTAGGATTGATGGAAATAGTTTTGCTGAGGGTGACTATGATTACCATGACTCAATGATTAACAATGCAATTCACAAGAAGGGCAAGGGTGGATGTGTTGAGATATTTGATCTCGCAAAGTCACAAAGTCTTGACTTGCAAGACTTTTAAGAGTATAATTAAAGTATGGATTACAGAGAAAACCCAAGAGAAGCGTTCATCCGCTGGTACGCATGGTCATTGAGGTATGATGATTGTGACCCAGCTGTATGGGCAACTAATTATTTAAATAAACGCTACGAACATAACGATGAGCAAAGGTTATGGTTATGCTGGCTTTATGGAAATACCTATCACCTCCCAACCGCATGGGTATTGATGAATGAGTTTCCAGACTACGAACTAGCCACAGTAGATAGAATGGAGCAGTGGAACACTGCTAATTATAAGCGATTAAGATACCAAACTGATACGAAGTGGAACAAGGGACATCTCCCAAAAATGTTTGCTTCTTATCAAAAATTTATTGGCAATAGAACACAAAGAGAAGCATTGGAATCATATTATGAACAATCTGACAAAGGGAGTTTTGATAAACTGTGGGAGGGCATTAAGTCTAACTTGCATAAGTTTGGTCGTTATTCCACTTGGTTTTATCTTCAGCACCTTAAGCATACTGCTGGTGTGCGTATCTCTCCTACTTCTCTCATGTTGGATGACTTTGATGGCTCCCGTTCTCATCGTAATGGATTACTTTTGGCCAATGGCAAAGGTGACCGTATGGATAGAAAACTCACTAGTGTGGAGTATAGAATTCTTCAAGACGAAGCCGACTCAATTTTGGAAGAAACTAAGAGGAGGTTCCCCGACTTGGTGAATCAAATTGATTTCTTTACCATGGAAACTTGTTTATGTTCATTCAAGAAAATCTTTCGTGAACACCATGGTAGATATCTTGGTTACTATCTAGATCGTCAGGCTGAAGAGATAATGCAGTGTGAGAAGGATGGTTGGTATGGTATTGAGTGGCAGGTATTATGGGATGCTAGAAATGAAACAATTGATTTGCGTTTAGATCATAAACGTGGTATCAACAAAGAAGAATTTAAAACTTTTGTTCAGTCGGGTAAGATAAGAAACCTTGACTGGATGTTTGATGATGAACAAATTAACACGGGACTGGAGGCATTTTTATGAATACGACAATATCAAGTGGTGATAACATTATGATTACTGCGAGTGGTACAACAGGATATATTACAACTAGTGGATCAAGCACTGTCTCAGTTAAAGCACCTGTTGAATATATTTTAGATAAGTATGAGTTCAATAATCTTATCGTTCAGCATAGGGTTAGTGCACATGAGTTAATAAAACTAAAAGAAATCGATATCAACTATGCTGATCACATCAAAGCCAATCTAACAAAAGATGTTTCTGAACGTATAACTAAACGAATGACCTTCACCAAGAAAGTAGATATTGATAGTGACACATCTACATTCTATGGTAGGGTTTGGGTATTCACTAAAGATGAACTTGAAGAATTGATTAAGGATGCTAGAAATGCGTAAAATTATTGCAGTTGGCGGACAACCTGGAACTGGTAAAACTACTTTGTTTCGTGAGTTTATTGATAACTATGAGTGGCGTAAATGTGAGCCAAAGAAGTTACTCAATGCTTTATATTGCGAGGATATCGATACCTATATCCTAGGTAAGTATGAAGATGGAGAAACATTCGCTGGAACAGATCGCCTAAGTATGGCTGTTCAGCCAGTGGCTCAGGAATTTGTCAAAGAGACTAAGTCGAACATCCTCTTTGAAGGTGACCGAATCTTCAATCAGTCTTTCTTAGAGTATGTTATGGCTCTCCCAGCTGTAGACCTTCAGGTGGTCTATTTGAAGGTTCCCGATGATATGTTAAAACAACGCTACGCTGATAGAGGATCGGATCAATCTGAGATATTCCTAAAAGGCAGGGCAACTAAATATAATAACATACTCTCAAACTTTGAACTGATGTCCTATATTACTGAGTTTGCAAACACTAACTTAGAGGAGCAGGGAAAGGTTCTTGCGTTTTTGGAGACACATTTAACCAAATAACAAGTCCTTTCTAGTGATATGAAATTCCTAGAGACTATTGATTATGACTGGATAGATCTGCTTAATTTCTATGAGCGTCCATTCAGAGCTAAAATTATTCCCGCAAAAATATGGGAAGATCTTGATCACTACAAAAATGACCAAGAAGGATTAGTCAACTACTGTAAGAAGTGGAAGACGAGGATCAAGTGGATACATCAGTTCTCTAAAGCCAAGATCTATAAAACATATGTGGCAATTGGAGGTGAATATGCTCCAGACGATAACCATATTTACCTCCACATCTATACTGACACCTTTGACTATCATACCTTCACTGATAAGTCTTGGGATGCGTTTAAGTATAGGCTAATCCAAACCCTAATGCATGAGGTCATTCACTGCATGCAATTCTCCAGAAGGCAGAATAACTGGAGCAACTACGTAGTTCCCTACAAGAAAGTTGGAAATGCCAAGAAAGATGCAGAGCGTAGGTATCTTTCTGAGTTTGATGAGATCCAAGCATATGCACATTGCGTATACCTAGACTTCAAAACAAAACGTCCCAATACGCCAATCAAAACATTACTAGATCGTTGCAAAAACAAGAGAGACTCAGCCACTCTCCATTACTTCTTAAAGACGTTCAACTACGACTTTAGAAACAATGTCTCTCCCCAGAAACTTATCCAGCAAATCGGAAAGTGGGAAAGAAAATACAATAAAGCTAAGTAATCCTAAATAAGATAGTAATAACTTTATTGATGGAATACTAATGGCAACGACTGGCAAGGCAGCATGGGAAAAATATTACCAAGGTAAAGGTGATATAACAACTTCCGTAAAGAAAGAAACCGATGCATTCGATCCGAAGAGCATATCGGTCAAACTCGGAATCGTTCCAGCCAATACTCAAGTCTTAGTCAAAGCAACTAAGATGTACGACTCCAAAACATTAGTAGAATTTAAATCTGGTGGGAAAACTTGGACGTGTAGAGTCAAATTCGATGACCTACAAAAACCTGGAATAGTATCTACAGCAAATCCAGGCAACGTAAAAACCCTTCCGAACAAAGCATTAACTCCAGATGGTCTAGGTCTTGGTGGTAAGAAGATCAATAGAGCAGATTACATCAAAACAGTAAGTTCAGCAATTACAAGTTGCAACACTGCGCCACTGCCAGTTAAAACATTCCTCAAAGAGTTCCTTGATAAAAGTATTAAAACAGATAATACACTTAGTCCAACTATCAAAGGTATCTCAGATAAAGACGTAGCAATTATTGCCAAAGACTTTGGTGAACTGGCAGGTGCTTGGTGGTTCTTAAATAACTATGATCCAAAGTTATCATTTGTAGAATTCCCAGCAAGAAGTAATGAACCATTAGTTGATTACTACGTTGGTTATCCAAATGGTATTAAATTAAAAGTATCCGCAAAGGCAGATAAAGGTGCTGCGCCAGCACTTAATGCTATTTGGGAAACTATAAAAGATAAAAACTTTACTGGAACTGATAAACAAGTTCATACCTTCATGAGCACCATTGTAAATAATAATGGTCTTGAATCAATTATTCTTGCTAGTAAACATTTTGGTTCAAAAGCATATACTGAAGTTGGTAATTTAATCGGAAAGAAAATATATACTTCTGCAGATATTGAAGACTGGTTAAAGGGTTATAAAGACGGTAAAGCACTTTTTAATATATTAAATCAAAAAGTGTTTTCAAAAATTAATAGGACTGTACCTGCTGAAAATATTCAAAAGATTTTAAATGAAGCAGGGGCTAGAAGATGTGGTATTATATTATCACCGATGGCGTATAGTTTAGTTGATGAAGTTAATGTGAATAAATCATATAAAAGTTTCTTAACTCAAGCATGTAAATCCATGGGAGTTGAACAGTTATATGTTAATATTAAACCAAATTCTCAAACATTGAATTATAAATTAAAAGGGTTTAAGGATAGCGAATTCGTTTTTGAATATCACAGTAATGCTGGAAATCCAGGTGGTAATAAAATCGGGTTTAAGATGGAAATATAATCCCCTCAGATGTGTAGGGTTATCGCTTGACTTAAATGCAAAAGTAGGGTATAATAAGGTATAAGGAAAAAAATGAAGAACTTTGTAGAATTTTTAAAAGAAGAAGCTGAAGAAAGTAAGCAACTTAAACATATTACTCATCCAGAAGATCGTCCATTGATGCATGGTCATGCTGGGTTTGAGCATGCTCATGCTGCACTAATGCAAGCCCA